CCCGGCGTCTTGGCCGTCGCGGAATCCGGCTCCTGCTGGCTTCCGCAGCCACAGGCCGTCGCCAGGAGAAGCGTCGCCGCTGTGATGGCAATGATTTTTTTACGCATTGAAAACCTTTTCTTTGGTATCGCTAAAGGTGATTCGTCCGTTAGGTGAGGCGTTGAGCGTGGCTTGGTAGTCCGCAAGCACCTGCATGGTCACGTCCAGCTCGTCTGCTATCGACCATAGGTCATCGTCGTACATGCGTTCCGCCAATGCTAGTTCTGCCGGATCGATGAGCAGGCGCGCGGTCTGCGTTCGCGCCCGTCGCTCCTGCTTCGAACTATTGTTCGCACAGCCGGTGTCGCCATGCCGCCAATGCAAGAGCTCGTGCGCGAGAGTGCACCGTTTGGCCGTGTATGTGAGCCTGCGGTCGATCAGTATCACCTCGGTCGCGGCGTCGTAGCAACCCCAAAGGCCATCGGGGAGAATGGCGCTGGATACGGTGACCGGCAGTCCGACAATCGCGCGGCGCATGGCGCCGTATGTCATGCGCCGGTCGATCGGCAGGTCAGGCAGGCTCGTCGTAATCCGGCCCCGCCTCTCCATTAATGGCCTCCCGCTTGCCAGCGGCCCGATACGCCGCAAGGGCCACGTCGCCCCTCTGCAGCTTGTTGAGGGTTTCGGCGGTTCTTTTTTCTTCCTGTGCTGCCAGCGCGTTTGCGAATAGCTGACGCAATGTCATCCCGCATGTCTTGGCGATTCGCTCGCAGTCCGATACCGTCAAGGGTGCGTCGAACCGGGCACGGACGAACCAATAGTTGCGGCTGAATCCACATTTCGCGGCGAAATCCGTAGCGGTCATACCGCTCCTGGATTGCAGTGCTTTGCAGTATTCCATGACGCTCCGCGCTCCGGCGGTAACGTCAGTGTTAGCTCTTGTTCCCATGGCTCCATGATACCCAATCGTGTACTTTTTGTAAAGTAATCAATTAAGTACTCTCGTAAGAGTATCCAAATAAGTACTATCTGTAATCAGCAACGAAACGAGAAAGGAGGTTGGGTGACAAGCGAAACGGAACTCATGAGAGCCAATATCCGAGGGGAGATGGCTCGAAGGGGCATGACGCAAGAAGACATAGCCAAAGCGATTGGATGCGAAAGGCCGCTGGCGAACAAGAAACTCACCGGCAAGAAAGACTTCACCGTAAGTGATCTGGAAAAAATCGCCGACATGTTTGGAATGACCCTCTTCCAATTCACTGCAGTGCTGCTCCAGCCGATCGACAGCATCAAACAATTCAAAGCCTGAAATCCACAACCAAAGGAGCGTCCGATGGACAGCAAGACCTACAACAAAGACGTGCGCAAAGCCTGCGTGAAAGCCGTCTTCGACGAATTCGCCGAGCATGGCGACATGATCCGCCCGCAATACGCGGGACAGTGGGATGAAATCGACGCTAGCCGATTCCTGGGCCACATCACCGGACCGATGGACATCGACGTGACCGACCTCGTGGACGTCATCATCGACACGATTGTCAAGGAAGCACAGAAATGAGCGGACAACTACTCAACCCGCCAAAACCGCCGACGCTCCACGAACCAGGATGCCTGCTGCTCGCATCAAGCGGCTTCTACATCCGCTTCCATGAGGACGGCAGCGCCAGTCTCGTGGACGGCATCCAAGACATCACCCTCGCGGACTTCACCTCGGCGGAAATCGAAGGCATTGCCTACGGGCTCAACAACAAGGTGGGAAACACAAGATGAGCTGGATGGACGACGGCGGATTCGAGATGCAGGCATTCACCGCCCAGGACGGCAGGCCGATGGCGCGAATGAGTTTCCGCACCTCGACCAGCCAATACTACTTCAACCTCACCAAGACCGAGGTGCAGCGCGTCCGCCGCGAATGCAACCGCATCCTCAAGGAAATGGAGGAAACCAAATGACCAACCACGGCAGCAAGCCCGAAGCCAGGAAGCCGAACTACACGCGCCGCCGCATCCTCTTCGCCATCGTCAGCATCGGCCTCATCTCCAGCCTGACCATCATGCTCACATGGCATGGCGGCAGCACCACCGCCGCGCTCATGGTTGAAGGCGTGTACATCGCCACCGCATTGTGGCTGATCGTCCGATTCGCGCCACGCGACTAAAGACTTCCCACCAGCCGACAGTCCAACAAAACAAACCAAATCTGGGATGTTTTTCGCGGGCATCCACGTTCACTCATGTCGGCTGGCGGGGACACATATAACTGAATATCGATTATTATCCACGCGCCGACCACATCCTGCTTCACATACACTGTCGGCGCACTCGGTTGGGCGACGGTTCGCCCGTCCACGGATTCCAATCTCTTCTCTCTCTATCAAAAAACGCAGGCACTCCGGTGTTTGCAACCCTTTCAAGTCCGCCTGACGGCTTCCATCGCCGTCGGCCACGCCACCGGCCGCCAGCATGTTCAGGTCATGCTCCAACAGTCAAAGGGGCGCTCGGAATCCACGGACGGCATCGGTTCGACACCGGTGCCAGCCACTCAGCCCCATCCACTCGTCAGGACGGGGCACACAACGTCAACAAGCAAAGGAAACACAATGGACGGAAACAAACCACAGGTGGCAACATGGGTGCTCTGCGTCGACGTCGACCCCGACAACCCGGAATCCGACCCAATGTTCATCGCCACACTTGACATGCCGCTGGACGGCAGTCTGATCAGCGTCGCCCTGCCCGGCAACAGACTCGGCGAATGCACCGCGCTTGCCGCCAGAACCGCATGCCAGGCCATCGACAAGGTGCTCAAACGTCACCTCGAACGCGGAGGCGGCAGCGACACCGTGGAAATGCTCGACGGCCTCCACATCGACCCGATGGGTGACATTCGGGACGGCAGGCCATGACCGACCTGCTCACGCCAGCCGAACTTGCCGCCATGCTCGGCATGAGCCCACGCACCCTCGCCAACTGGCGGAGCAATGGCAAAGGGCCGAGATATTTGAAGATTGGTGCCGAGCCGCCGGAAGGCAAGCAGGACAGGCGTGAAGTGCGTTATCAGCGTGACGTGGCCGAAAGGTGGGCCTTGGCTCACGAATTCACGAGGACGATAGCGAGATGAAACCCCACAATGATGGCCACTACTTCGTGCCTGGAAGCCGTCAGACCGGCAGATATGAGCCGCGCGGATTCATGGTCAGCTCTTACGTGAAGCCGACTTTGACGGAGCAGGGCATCGACGTGGACAAGTTCATCAGCGACAACCACGCGCTCATCGAAAACTTAAGGAAAGGAACACGTTGAAACACGAATACACGGGCGACGAGCTCGCCGAACTGAAGAAAATCTACGACGAGTCGGGAGAAGCCGGACTCCAGATCGGCGAAATGCGTGCGTTACGCAAGACAGGACTCCTCACCCCGGACCTGCCACCGGAACAGGAGGCGCATGAGGACATCCTGGCCGACTATCAGGCCGTCGGCAAGCCCACGGCGGAACAGGCGGAACCGTCGAAACGTGACCTCATCCTCGCGCATTGCAGAAACCGCATCGACCAAGGCCAACCGTTCGACGGCAAGGAAACCGCCGAAGCGCTCGGCATAAGCCAGAAAACGGCAGGCAACATCATCGGCCAACTCCGCAAGGAAGGACTGCTGCCGGCCTTCGACCAGCATTCACCCCGCAAAACACGGAAAAACGCCACGACCGGAAAGAAGAAAGAAACCATGACCACCACATCGAAACTCACAGTGGACAAAATCACCGCAACGAAACTCACCCCCGTCGGAACCATCAGCGTCGGGCCACAAGCCACAGCCGATCAGCGCACCATCATCGCAAACGCCTTGGTCGGCATCTTCGACGCCATCAGCGCATTGCAACGAACCGCGTTTCAATCCAACGACAAAGTGGTCTACGGATTCGCCACGAAACTCCTCAACGGCGAACTCATGGACTTGAAGGCCAACTACAGCAAGGATGCGGCGAAATGAGACTCAAGTTCAACAGCAAGGATGGCGTTTTCACCGTCAAACCCGAAAACGAAGAGGAAAAAACCGCGCTCAAAACGTCGGCACCTGCCATCTGCAATCTCATCATCGATTTTTTTAACGGTGAAGTCCAGGAAATGAAGGTGGCGAAGGAATGAAGCGGATACCACTCAAGGACACGGAACGCTACACGTTGGAACGGTTCCGACAGTGCAAGAAAACGGAACGTCATCTCGCATGGCTGAAGAGCCGTAAGGCTGGTGTCGGCGGTTCCGACATGAGCACGATCCTCGGCCTGAATTCCTTCAAGACACCGTATGAGCTGTGGCTTGAGAAGACAGGCCGCGTGGAACCGGAGGACATCTCCGACAAGTGGGCCGTCATCCGCGGCAATGCCTTGGAGAACGAGCTCAGGAAGCGTTTCCGTGCCAATCATCCGGAAATGCTCGTCACGGACGGCACCGACAAGCAGTTCATCATGCGCGGGAAGCCATACCTGCGCGCTTCCCTTGACGGCATCCTGCAGAAAGAGAACGGCGATTTTGGAATCCTCGAAATCAAGACGGCGAGCAGCCGTCGAGCGGGGGACTGGCATGACGAGGAAGGCAACCTCCGAATCCCGCCATACTACTTGGCTCAAGTCGAGTTCTACGCGCTCGTCACTGGATGGACGTGGGGCTACGTATACGCGGCCATCGGAGACGACGAGCCGGCGGAGATACCGTTCCAGGCCGACGTGGAGGACATGGCCGCGATCGACAAGGCCGCAGCCGACTTCTGGCATTTCGTCACTTCCGGCACTCCACCGCAGTTGACTGGCGGCGACGTGCAGAAGGCGTTCCCGGAACCTACGCCGGACATTGTGGACGAAAGCGACGATGACGACCTGTACGACCTGCTCGCAAGATACGAGAGCGCCACCGGAATGCTGAATGACATGAAGTCCGCTCAGAAGGAATTGCAGGAGCAGATCATTCTGCGCATCGGCTCGCACACCGGCATCAAGTGCGGGAATTTGCAGGCCACCTACAAGCCGATGACACGCAAGGAATACACCGTCAAAGCCACCACCTACCGCAAATTCGCGCTCAAAACCATCGAAGAAAAGGAGCAATAAAAATGGGAGCAATCGCACAGCAGGCGCAGGGACAGCAGTTGCAGCCGCTCAATCCGAAGGGCAAGCTCAAGCAGCTTGTGGAGCATTCATGGCCGCAGATCGCACGTGTCATCGGAGGCAACCTCGACAGCGAGGCGCTGTTGCAGATGTGCATCAGCAGCATCAACCGCACTCCCGCATTGGCCGACTGCACGCCGGTGAGTGTCCTTTCCTGCTTCATGCAGTGCGCGGCACTTGGCTTGCGCCCATCCGACGTGGATGGATTGGGACAGGCGTACATCCTGCCCTATGGCAACAAGAACTATGCCACAGGGGAGAAGCAGGCCACGTTCGTCATCGGCTACAAGGGCATGCTGAAACTGTTGGAGAACAGTGGAATCTACGCGCAGCCGCGAGCCGTCTACGAGGATGACAACATCAAGCTCAAGCTTGACGAAAATGGCGTGCCGACCATCGAATGCCCGGACGAGGTGAACGTGGACGCCGACCACAGCGAGGACAAGCTGAAATTCGTGTACCTCTCCGTCCAGCTGCCGAATGGCGGACGATACGCCGACTACATGTCGAAACGCGACCTGCTCGAATACCGCGAGAAGTACGCGCCACGTAATCGCAGCCGTCAGATCACCGGCCCGTGGGTGAAGAACTTCGTGGAGATGGCGAAGAAGACCATCATCCGCCGCAGTTTCAAATATCTGCCGGTCAACATCGAGGCGAAGAAGGCCGCGAGCGTGGACGAGACCACACCGGATTACGGCGACGTGTTCCAGCCGGTAATCACCGATTCGACTGATGACGTGACCGCCGAGGTCATGGACACCGACACTGAGGCCGATTCGGAAGCAAAGGATGGTGAGTGATGGCCGGAGAAACCGTAATCACCGTGGTGGGCAACCTCACCGCAGATCCTGAGATGCGCACGACCCGTAATGGTTCCACGGTGGCGAACTTCAGCATCGCGGCCACGCCGAGAGTGTTCGACAAGCAGTCCAACCAGTGGGTGGACGGGGACGCGCTGTTCCTGCGCTGTTCCGCCTGGCGTGACCTTGCCACTCATTGCGCGCAGAGTCTGTCCAAGGGCATGCGTGTGATCGCGCAGGGCCGTTTGCAGCAGCGTTCCTATCAGGCGCAGGACGGTTCCAACCGCACGGTCATCGAATTGCAGGTGGACGAGATCGGCCCGTCGCTCAAGTATGCGACGGCTCAGGTGCAGAAGATGCAGTCAGGCGGATACCAGGGCGGTAACGCCAACGGTGGCGGCTATCAGCAGCCGCAGCAGGCGCAGCAGCAGTCGCAGGCTCCGGCCGATGATCCGTGGGGCGCTCCGGCTGGAGAGCCTGACTTCTGATGATGCGTGAGTGGATTGAGCCGCCGGACGTGGAACCGGTATGTCCCAGGCATGGGTGCGCGCTGTATCCGGCGCGCCCCATCCCATGCCCCGAATGCGAAATCGAATCCGAGGAAGAGGAGGAATGATGCAGGAATTCGTCGTGGACATTCCACGGGACGAATGGTGGACGCAAAACCGTCGCGGCCACTGGCGAGTGAAATTCGCGCACACAAGCGCAGTCAAACAGCGTGCCATGGCATTCGCCAGATTCTGGCTCCAAAACGGCCACCACAGGCCACAACACTTCCCAGTGCACGTCACCGCGATCATCCACCCATTGACCCACGGGCGCTTCGACCCGGAGAACGCGGCGCCCATGGTCAAAGCCATCCTTGACGCGCTCACCGATACCGGCTTCTGGCCCGACGATGACTCAAAACACATCATCGGCCCCGACTACCGAGGTGGAGAACCAAGCACCCGAAAAGGCTGGTACCGAATCACAATCCGAATCGAAGAGGAAGCACACTAACCATGGCTACGAACGTGACCGAAAAAGACAAGACGCTCAACGAGATCATCGACTGGGCGAAAAGTCGCTGTCATGAAGCCGGACTTTCCAGATTCGATGTCCGCAGAAAGAGCGACCGAGACTTCTATGACGGCCAAGTTAACGCATTCCATGAAATGCTAGAGCTTTGCCGTTCCATGCTCGGCTATTCCGGCAACATGCCCACGGAAGTACCGAATCAAAGCGAGGACGCGAAATGAGCATCGCTGATGATGAAGCCGAGAAGGCGTATCCGACCCGCTACTGGAATGACGGGTCTGGCTGCAAGAAGGTTTTCGCTGCCAATACTGACGATTTGCAGGAAGCCTATATTCGAGGCCGCGAAGCGCCACCGTCTGACGTTGAAGTGGAGGCCGTGGCGAGAAAACTGCTGTGGACGAGCCGCACATGGGACGGCATCGACAGCGACTATCAGGCAAAGGACGAGGAGGATGCATGGGATTACGCCGGCGAAATCCTCGGCATGCGCGAATGCTACGCCGCACAGGCCAGAGATCTGCTCGAAATCGCACGGAAGGCGGCAAACAAATGAGCATCGACGACTGGATTGGAAATATCGGCGTCACCGTCTTTGCAATGTTCTGTGCCTTATTCATCTACTACATCGGCTATGCCGGCTGGGCGGAAGATGTGGCTGACACCATCATCATCCGTGATGACGGCCAATCATACGCATGTCAGACCAGCAGAAGCTCACCAGCGCCACACAACTGCAAACCGGTCAAGGAGAAACGATCATGAGCATCAGATATGTCGAATGCGCCCACTGCGGAGAGGTTGTCGGCACATATTACGTGACCTGCCCGTATTGCGGCTACAAGCTGGTGGACGCCATGCAGTCCATCGGCGAGGCATTGCCATGGTGACGCTTGACCCGCCACCGGACTTGGTGGAGATCGCCGAAGCCTTGGATGCGATGGCGAAACCACACGTGGGAAGCGGCTGGGCGAACACCAACTACACCGACCTACCCTGCACCACGCCACGGCAGGAGGCAATCTGGATGGAATTCAACGGCATCACAAGAGGGGAGGATTGATGGCCAGGCGCGGATACGTGCAGCTCGTGAACGGCTTTTACAGCAACGAGAAGGTGCAGGAATTGGCGCGCAGTGGACGCATGGACTCTGTGGGCGCCTTCTGCATGGCCCTGGCGTATTGCGGCGATCATCTCACGGACGGCTTCGTGCCGCGCCGCGCCATGCTCTACGTCATCGGGGCCACCAGCGAGCAGATCCGTGCACTATGCGATGTGGGCATGCTTGAGGAGGTCGATGAAGGCTGGCTGATCCATGATTACACCGAGCATAACCGCACCAAAGAGCAGGTATTGCACGCCAGGAAGAAAAGCGCCGAGCGCGTGGCCAAGCATCGCAACGAATCGGATGTAACGGCGTTACATCGGAACTGTAACGCTGTTACATCGGGACAAACACCAGAACACCAGAACACCAGAACCCAAAAGAAAGATGAAGAAGAATATTCTTCTTCTTCATCCAAAGAAATCGGGCTGAACGACTTCGAGCTGGTCAGGGAGAAAACCCACGCCAATGCCGCCATAATCCGCGATTACCCGAATCTCGACCTGTCAGACGCGTGGAATGCCTTCGCCGCTCGCCACTACGGCGAGACACGCACCGTCAACGACTGGTGCTGCCTATGGAAGGGCTGGTGCCAGCGACGCGCACGCATGAGCGGCATACCACCCTCGAAACCACACAGGCACACGTGGCAATGCGAACACGTGCTCCAGGCGCTCGGACGCGACAAGGAAACCGCCACGCCAGACCAACGAGCCTGCCAACTCGCAGAACGACTCAACAAGGAGCAGAACACACAATGATAGAACCCAAACTCATCTACCATCTCACAGACGCCGAATACCACCGACGCATGGCCAAGGCATGGCGAGAAGGCTACGCAGCCGGATGGAAAGACCAGGAATGCGACTTTCCGCCACACACCACAGAAAATCCATACAAGGAGACAACACGATGAGAATCAAGAAAGTCCTCGAAGACATGATCATCAAGTGGCATCAGGCCGGTTACGCGCTTGACGAGATCGCGCCGCTCGTGCCGCAGGTGCCGAAAGCCGAAATCGCCGCACTCATCCGCCAGCACGACAAGGAGACCAGACTTTGACCAACTGCCAGCACTGCCGGAAGCCAATGAAGCCGGTGGCCGCGAATCTGCTCTGCGCCAGCTGCCGAGAAAACTACTGGCAGCTGATCCGCCAGCTCGGACACGTCCAACTGCCCGCCCTGCGGAGCATCATGCTCCGACAGGCCCGCATCGGCACCCCAGCACACACGCCAAGCCGAGGCAACGCACCAATACCCATCGACACCCACGCTCAAGACCTCATCGCAGACAGCGAAGCATGGTTGGCGGAACAGGCGGGCAAAATACGCGCCGCATACGCCGGATACGACTGGCGGAAAGCGTGGTTCGCCATAATCAGCAACCGGCGCACCATCCTCGACATGAGCACTGCAGCAGACGATTACGCAGCCCTGGAACACATCAGCCGACGCAACGAGACGGCCTTGACACCAGAAGAGGCAATGGTCATCATCGGCACATGCCCACAATGCGGCCACCAAGCCACCAGCACGCCACAGGCCGACGAATGGACATGCCCGCACTGCAAATGGCAAGGCGGAGTCCAAGCAATAAAAGCCGAACGCGACAACAAACTCTGGCAACTCGAATACACCGGAAAACCAGTCGAAGTCGCAAGATACCTCTCCAAAATGGACATCCACTGCACAAGCGACCAGATCCGCCAATGGCTCACCAGAGGCAAACTCCACGCCACGCCGACAAAACACAAAGGAGAGTACGTGTTCAACCTCGGAGAAATAACCGCCATGCTTGACTGTCACAATTAAAATGCTATACTGTCGTACAGTAGTAAAATGGTTCAGCCTGAAAGGGCTGGGCCATTATTCATATCAGCTTCGGTAGCTCAGTGGCAGAGCACGAGGGATAGCACAGATACCAGAGGACGGATACCAAACCGGCCATGGCTTCATGATTCTTTGCGAATGCCCGTGATCAGAGATAGTGCATCCCACACCATGCGCTGGTTCGACTCCAGCCCGAAGCACCACAAGGCGGTGACCACATGCCAGGAAGAACGCGCAAGACAAGCCGCCAATTCGAAAAAGACAAGGCCGCATTCTTCACACAATGCAAGGCACAGCATGCAGTCTGCTGGTTGTGTGGTATGCCAATCGACTATTCAGCGGTGAAGAACACCACTGATGATTCATTCAACCTCGACCACATGTTCCCAGTCAGCAAGCATCCCGAACTACAATTCGACCCAGCAGGCTTCAAACCCTCACACACCAGCTGCAACCGCTTGAGAGGCAACCAAGATCCGCCAGCGCCAATCGGAACACTAAGCAGGCAATGGATTAAGACAGCATGAGCAAGGAGACAATGATGCCACAGCAGCCAGTCACACTAGAGCTCACCGCCACAATCAGCGACAAGACATTCCCAATCAGCTCATTCACCGTCAACATCCCGATCAACGTCACCCACAACGAGGTCAACACCTTCACAGTCGGCGACTGCTACACCACACTCATCACGCCCAAGCCACCAAGCGCAGACGAACTCATCACACGCTTCACAAACGCAATCAAAGCATTCAAAACAGCATTCGAAACCAAACCCGACGGGGTAGGGGCGGTGAAATCGTAAAACCAACGCGATGGGGGTCTACGTCCCGCGTGGTTGGTCTCCCTCTCCCCGATGAGTGAAATTGTTGGCGGGTCGCGCGCGATGGCAGATTAGGGGGTGTTTTCGATGAGTGCGAAGTTTCCGAGTCGGAATGTGGCGGAGGCGTTGGAGCGTTCGTTGAAGAACGCTGACCTCAAGGCTGTTAATTCTGCTGTTGTCGCTGCGGCTCGCGTGTTGGCTGAGCGTATCGATTATCTGACGTTCTCCGGTTTTGTCGATGAGAACGGCAAGCTCGACAATGTGTCGCTGCCGACGTTCCTCAAATATTGTCAGTCGCTTGGTTTGACGGTGGATGCTCCAGCTAAGGTTGGTCGGCCTGCGAAGCCGAAGGTTGAATCTAAGCCGGAGGCGCGTAAGAGCGACAAGGTTGTGCAGATGGAAGATTTCATGAAGCGTTTCGGCTAGGAGGCGTTCGATGGTGTCGGAAGATTTGAGTGTTTTCGGTGCCATTGATGATGAGAAGCATGGTGTGACCCTGCCGCGTATTTATACTCCGCCGCTTCGCCCCTTGGATAAGAACACTTCTAATGGCTTCGCGGTGATCGCGTTTGCGGAGATCATGCTGCACGTGCATTTGTATCCGTGGCAGCAGTGGCTGCTCGTCCATGCTTTGGAATTGCTTGAAGATGGCAGCTATCGCTTTCGTAAGGTGATTGTGCTTGTGGCCCGTCAGAATGGCAAGACGACGCTGATGGGTGTTTTGGCCGCGTGGTGGCTTTTCGTTGATTCCAACAAGCATCCCGACCGTGTGCCGCCCGTGAAGTTCCTGGTGGTCGGCGCAGCGCAGACGTTGGACAATGCCAAGGGTCCTTACAATCAGGTCAAGGAGTGGTGCAATCCTCAGCCTTCGACTGATGAGGAAGCGGATCTGGTGATTCCGGATCTCGCCGCGATGACACAGAAATTCGTCAACACTAACGGCGAGGAAGCGATCATCACGAGGAGCAAGGCCCGCTATATCGTCCGTGCCGACAAGAACATTCGAGCGAAGAGCGCCGCCCGCGTCGTGTTCGATGAGCTTCGTGAACAGCATACTGACGATGGCTGGAATGCAGTCAGCCAGACCACGAAGGCCGTATGGTCGAGCCAGTTGTGGGGCATTTCGAACGCTGGCGACTATAGGTCTGTGGCGCTTCGCAAGCAGGTGGACAAGGGCCGCAAGCTCGTTGACGAGTGGACGCGCCTGAGCGCCGACGGTGGCAATCCGGCCGACGTGTTCCTGTCCGGCAAGCAGGACGGCAGCTTCGGATATTTCGAATGGTCGGCTCCGGACAAGTGTCCGGTGGATGATGCCGCCGCTATCCGCCAGGCTAACCCGTCGCTCGGCTACGGTCCGATGACCGTCATGAGCGTCAGATCCGATATTGACGGCATGACCGAGGCCGCGTTCCGTACCGAGGTCCTGTGCCAATGGGTGACAGCGGACATCATTCCTTTCATCAATCCGAAAATGTGGTCCAGCGGCATCGACTCGCGTTCCACGATTCCTGACGGTAATCGTGTCGTCCTGTCCGTGGATACGAGCGCGGACCGTAAGACCACGTATGTGGCCGCTGCCGGAATGCGTGCGGACGGGTTGCCGCACGTTGAGCTGATAGCTCGTCGTGACGGCATGCTCTGGGTGCCGCACTTTTTGGATCTGCTTCGTGAGAGCTGGCCAGGCATTTGTGAGATTGCGGTGCAGTCGAAGGGATGTCCGGCAGTCGATTTCATCGACCCGCTCACCGAAAAAGGCTGGAACGTGCATCTCATCGAGGGTTTCCGCCTCGGCGCGTGCTGTGGCCGCTTCCTGGACCGTGTGCGTGAGGGCAAGCTACGGCATCTTCCGCAGCCCGCCATCGAACAGCAGGTTTCCGTGGCCGTGTCCCGAAGGCTCGGCGAAGTCGAGGTGTGGGACCGCACGAAATCCGCATTGCAGATCAGCGGCTTGGTTGCCGAATCGCAGGCATTGTACGCGTTGGAGACCATGCAAGTCGAAGCGGAGACACCGAAATATGCGCCGAGCGTGACCCATTTCGCAGTCGTATGACCCAGTGAGGAGGTTTCATGGGGTTCTTTTCCAGATGGCTCAAGAAAAGCCCGGTATCCGTGGCCCAGAAGTTCTCCGAATCGCCAGTGAACATTTCACAGGTGGCGCAGATTCCCATCGACTGGTTCGGCGCTGGAGTGTATGAGCGTGAGGCGGCGGTGCGTACCGTCATCGACCATATCGCGCGGAACATCGCCAGCATGCCCTTCAAGGTCTACCGACGTCAATCTGACGGCGATCGCGTGGAGGACACCACAAGCCCATTGGCGCAATTGATGGCCAGGCCGAGCGTGCTTCCTGGCATGACCCGCTACCGGTTCTTCTACTCTTTGCTGTGCGATGGCCTGCTCAATGACCGGTGGCTTTGCCTGCTCGATGCCGACAAGCAGTCCGGCCGACTATGGCTGCGGCGTATCCCGGTGCAGAATTTCACCCTTTCCGGCAACACTCTCGATGAGATCACCGGCGTGCAGATCAGCACCGGACAGCCGGAAGGCAGCCAGTATTTCAAGCTGCCAGACCCGCAGATTCTGCTGGATGTGGGGTACAGCACGTCCGGCATCGGCGGTTCTCCGGTGTCCGGCACTCTCGCACCGCTTTTGGCGGAGGCGCGTGAGATGGCCGAATATCGGCGTGCGATAGCGAAGAACGGCGGCCAGATTCCAGCGTACATCTCCCGCCCGAAGGAGATGCCGTGGCCGTCGCAGGAGGCGCAGGACGAATTCGTGCAGGGCATGAGGAACTACAAGGCTGGAGGCAATCTTGCCGGTGGCTGGCCGTTGCTCAACGACGGCATGGAAATCAAGACCGTGGACGCGTTCAAGCCGATTGACATGCAGGACATCGACGCGAGGGACAGGATTCGCATAGACGTGGCCAACGCCTTCCATATCGCGCCGGAGAATCTTGGCTTTCGCAGTGGCACGAATTCCAACATCGCTTCCTTCAAGGAGCAGATGTGGAATGTGGAATTGATGCCGTACATCGTGGCTTTCGAACAGTCGCTCAATCTGCTTCTGCCAGACGCGCTCGGCCAGCCGGACGCCTACATCGAAGCGAATGTGGATGCGAAGCTGCGCGGCACGTTCTCCGAGCAGTATCGGGCGCTCAGCACGGCCACGGGGCGCAGCTTCATGACCACGAACGAGGCGCGGCGCATCCTCAACTATCCGAAGCTTGATGGCGGCGACGAATTGGTGACGCCCTTGAATGTGGCAACAGGCGCCCAGCCCAGCCCGCAGGATGGCGGCAGGACGCAGAACGCGCAACAGAACAATCCAGTGAACGGAGAAGGACAGTGAATCTCAAACAGCTCAGATTCAACGTGAAATCCTTGGATGATTCCGCTGGCGAAGGCGTTTTCAGCGGCTACGCCAGCACTTTCGGCAACAAGGACCTGCAGGGTGACGTGATCGCCAAGGGCGCTTTCGCGGAGACCTTGGAGAAGGACTACGCCGGCGGAGCCGGCATCCCGATCCATTGGAACCATCAGGACGGCAAGCCGACCGACATCATCGGACGCACCTTGAGCGCCGTGGAGGACGAGAAGGGTCTGCTCATCTCGGCCCAGCTCGATATCGAGGATAATCCGACCGCCCAGCAGGCTTACGACCTGCTCAAGGATGGCAGGGTTCATCAGATGAGCATCGGCTTCGTGCCGACGAAGACCGCGTGGATCACGGAAAAGGGCGACGGCCCGTGGGGCGGCCATTCCGAATTCCAGCAGATCAAGCTTTTCGAGATCAGCGTGGTGCCGGTGGCCGCGAACCAGCAGGCCGAGATCCTGGCCGTCAAGTCAGGTCGCGCCATCAGCTCCGCCAACGAGGAGAAGCTTCGTGCCGCATTGGCGTCGCTGAACGAGGTGTTGGAAGGCATTGATTCCGACAATTCCAGCACTTCCGATGAAGATAAGCCGGATGATTCCAAGACCGGCGAGAAAAAGGATGATAAGAAGCTTGCCCCTGATAAGGGCAGGGACGCGGAGGCCGAGAAGGCCGAGCGTCTGAACGTAATCAAATCCGCCCGTGAACTGGTCACTGGCGGCAAGGACAACAAGGAGACCAAATGAGTTTCAATGATCGTCTCGCCAAGACCAAGGCCGCCATCGAAGCGGTGCTGGCCAAGGGCGAGGATAATCTCGACGCTTCCGACATCGAGAAGCTGAAGGGGCTGAACGCCGAAGCGCACGAATTGCAGGATTCCATCGAAACGTTGGATGCGGTGCATAAGCGTTTCGCGGGATTGACCGACAATCTGGCGGACACCCAGAAGAGCGGAGCCGCATCCGACGAATCTCTTGGCGATTTCGTCGTGAAGAACATCGGCGAACAGCTGGCGAAGATAAAGGGAGTGTCCGGAGCGTCAATCGCAGCACCGGAATGGGTTCCGAGCCGCAAGGGCAACACTGACACGCAGGTTACCGGCGGCCCGTCCGGCGTGTACGGCTCCCTGTTGACCTACGTGGCCCCGAATTTCGTCCAGGCTTACCGCCGTCCGACCATCACCAACCTGTTCGGTGTCGGCGCGATCAGCGGCCAGGCCATCATCTACTACGTGGAAGGCGAAAAGGAAGGCGATTTCAAAACCGTCGGCGAAGGCGAGGAATTCAGCCAGATCCATTACGCCGACGCCACCGAGCACACCGACGCATTATCCACCATCGCTGGATTCATCAAGGAATCCAACGACATGATCACCGACCTCGAATTCTTGAAGTCCGACATCGATGGACGTCTGCTCTACGATCTGAGCATCGTCGAGGAGAAGCAGCTGCTCAACGGCGACGGTACCGGCAAGAACATCAAGGGCCTGCTGAATCGTGAAGGAATCCAGTCATACACCGCTACAGACGCTGGCAATGACGTTGCCGTCCTGCACGCGCAGTCGATGATCTCCACCACGACCGGCATGATGCCGGATGCCCTTGTCATCAATCCGACAGACTATGAGGCCATTCGATTGAAGAAGGACAATGATGGCAATTTCATCGGCGGTGGACCGTTCTACGGCGTGAATGGCGGCGCGCTGACCATCACTCCGCGCCTCTGGGGTCTGGACACCGTGGTGACTCCCGCTGTCGACGCCGGCACAGCCATCGTCGGCTCCTTTAAGGGCGCTGCCACCTTCTATCGCAAGGGCGGCGTGACGGTCGAGGCTACCAATTCCAATGACACCGACTTCATTTCCGATCTGGTGACCATTCGCGCCAAGGAGCGTGTGGCTTTGGCCGTGCGCAAGCCGAAGGCTTTCGTCAAGCTGACCCTTAAGTAAGGAGACGTGATATGGCTCGACAGTTTCGAGTGATTCCAGCCTCGGCGGCGAAACTTGACCCGAATGCCAACGTGGCCGATGTGGTCTTCGTCGGGGCCAACGGCAAGCCGACCGATATTGGCAGCGCTGCAGTGAAGCCTGCAACGCATGTGGCTTTGGCCGCCGGCGCCACACCAACCAAGAGCGAATTCGACGCCCTGGTCAATTCTCTGATTGCGGCTGGCCTGATGGCTGCAGAGTAAGCGTGGAGGTCGGCATGAGTGATGTGAATGTGATTCCTGACATGATTGCCGACCCTTCGGCTTTCGAGGATGACGCGCAGTTTCGGCTTAAGGCCGCGCAGTCGGCGATCAGGCGTGAATGCGGTTGGCATGTCATGCCGAACGTGGCTCTCAGCGGAGTCATCAACTCTCGCGGCGGCACGGTTATTCGACTGCCCGCCCGTCATGTGACGAGCATCGAATCATTGACCGACCGCGACGGCAACAAGCTGGCTTATGCATATGACCCTGAGACGGGTCTTGTGGAGTCGCTTTCCGGTGGTTTCCCGGTCGGTGTTGCGGCCATCCGCTACGCGATCCATGCCGGCTATGATGACGCGCCGGACGTGCAGCAGGTGCTCATCAGCGCCGCGAAGCGAGCTGGCATGAGTCCGGTCGGGCTCGTCACCTCGCAGTCCACCAACGGCTCCAGCGCGAGCTTCGACGTGGTGTCGCTCATGCAGGCGGAGAAGGACAAGCTCAAACCCTACAGGCTTGGAGGATTGCCATGAGCCTGCTTGACGACATGAATGCCGGTGGCGGCGGATGGCGTATGCCGGGCGTGACCAAGTGGCGGCGACTGCGCGCCAAACGCAAGGCCAACCCGTACAATCCGGCGCAGAACGAGCCAGACTGGAGCGTGCCTCCGGACGAGCTCGCCATCATGGGCGCCCTCTCATCCAGCTCCAGCATCCGCACGCCGGACACGCTCGACACACAAACCGAATCAACGGCGTACCTCACCATCCCTGATCCGACAGCCGACGTGAAAATCGGCGACCGGATCCGCGCAGACCCCGACGACGGACGCTTGTGGGAAGTCGACGGATTCCCCTCGAAGGACGCGAACGCATTCACCGGCTGGCGTCCGACCTTGGAATGCCGTCTGACGGAGAGAAAGGGCTGAACAAATGGCGAAAAGCAGGATATCGGTCAACTTCAACCAGAAATTTTTCGACGAGATTCTCAATAGCGCCGGAGTCAAGGCGCTCACCACGCTGGCTGCGAACAGGGCACTCGCCTACGCGAAGGCGTCCGCTCCGGTCGATACCGGCGCATACCGCGACGGACTTGGAATCGAGGAGGTTAAAAGGGAGCACCGAACGACCGTCATGGTCGTCGGCCACGACCCGAAGACCCTGCTCGTGGAGGCGCAGACCGGCAATCTGGCCAAGGCGCTGAAGAAGGCGAGGGTCTGATGGCAAGCGTCATCCCACCCGACCTCGAACTATTCCTCACCGGATGGCTGCGCTCCAACATCACGGACATCCCCGGCCTGCAGGTCGGAAACCGTATCCCTGACGGTTACGACGGTTCCTATCCGCTCGTGGTCGTGCGTGATGACGGCGGCACGCAATCCGCCAACCGCGTGACGTTCGACAGGTCGATAGGCGTCAACGTGCTCGGATGGACGCGCAACGATACGAAACCATGCCGTGATCTGGCGGCCCGCGTGTACGGCGTGCTGACCGGAGAGCCCGGCATCCTCATCGGATTCGCCGAAGGCAGCCGCATCTGCGCCGTCGTGCCCGACGGATGCAACGGCCCGTACCCGGTCGGAGAGGACGCGGCATGGTGCCACTACTACATGACCGCCGAATATTCGACGGCCGGAATCAGACAACCCTAAGAAAGGAAACGCCATGGCCAAAGACAGTCAAGGCATGGATCTGGGACAGGTGGAGGCGCTCGTCACCGCAGCCATCATGATCGTCCCGTACTCCACCGAAAACAAAATCACGCCGGAGATGATCGCACCCAGCAATGCAACGCCGGAACTTCCGGCCGCCTACAATCGGTCGACCGCATGCATCGGACTCGTCAAGTCCGACGGCGGCAACCAGGATTCGCGCGACGGCGACGACCCCATCGAGTTTTTGCAGGACGGTTACAAAAAGCTGCCGTTAGCGACCAGCCTCACGCAGACTTTCAGCCCGGCCGAAAACAACGCGCTGACCCGCAAGATCACCATCGGCGAGCCGGACGCCCAGGGCGTCTACCACGTGGCCGACATCATCCAGGATGCGAAGTGGATGGTGTATGAGGAGGAGACTTTCGACACTGGTCGTGTGCACCGTCGTGCCGGCGTCATGCAGGTCACCGGCAACGAGCCGGACCAGCAGGAGCGTGGCTCGGTCACAGGGCGAGCATTGACCGTCGAATGGATGAAGGATCCGCTGTATGTGGATGCGGAGCATCCGAACACCCGCTGGATCGAAAGCTGGTACGACCCAAAAGCGTGACGGCGGTGGCCGTGACCTCGGCTGACGGCAATACGAGGCCGTCGGTCGTCCAAGGCGCGAAGCTCGCGCTCAAGGCCGTCGCCACCCATGTGGACAAGACCACCGTGGACGTGACCGGACAGGCCACATTCAAGTCCAAGGATGCAGGCGTGGCGACCGTCGATGGCGGCACGCTCACCGCCGTCAAGGCCGGGAGCGCGAGGATCAACGCCACATACGACGGCGTGACCTCACCCGATCTGACTGTCACCGTCACCGCACGCGCCGCCTGACCGGCGGACGAAAATCTTCCCGGACCGTCTATCTCGCCTGTCTGCGCGGTCCGGGAATCTTCTTTTTTCACGGCAGGCAGGCGAAAAGCAGATAGGACAAGACAATGACTTCAACTTCCACCGACTTCAAACCGACCGTCGAGGATTTCGACCAGTGGACGGAAAAAAACGATGAGGAGGCGTTCGCCTCCATCGCGCAAAACTACAAGGTGCGCCACATCATCAAGGGCGATGTGTATTGGGCGCTCGTGCCCGGCGGTCGCACGTACAAGCTTCCACTGTCGATGAGCATCGACGATTTCACGAGACTTTCGAACACGTCCGATGATACGGAGAGCGTCGAACAGCTCAAGCGCATGCTGAGCGCCTTCGCTGGCGACAAGCAGGCGGAGCAGCTGAACGGCGAACCGGTGCAGGTCGTGTTCAACCTCCTGTCCGACTATGGCGACGCGGTGGTGCGCGCGCAGGGCACCTCACTGGGAAAATCCAATGGTTTTCCCGCCAGCTCGCCGAACACGGGAGCGTGATCCGAGCCGATTTCACGGCGCATGGGTGGAGTCTGCAGGCCGATCTTGGCGGCAGGCTCCGCTACGGCGACGCGATAGCGCTCCTCGAGCAGATTATCGGCGATCCGTCATCCTACACGGGCGCGGAGCTCAACGGCTTGGATTATCCGGTCCGGTGGGGTGAGATACCGGTCGTCTACGCGCTTGGCAGCGACGAGTATCCGAAGCCTTTCGATTCGCTTGCGAAACGATTGCGGGCGGATAGGGAGAAGGCCGAGCGTGAGCGGCTGCGCGAACAGACCAAGGGCATGAGCCCGGTTTTCCGGACTCTTTACGAAGACTGAATAACTGAATAGTGGAGGTGCCGCATGGCGTTCGGCAGCGAACTTGGTTCCGCGCACATCAGCGTGTTCCCCTCGATGAAGGGTTTCCGCAGCGTGGTCAACAAGGAGGTCGGCGCGAGCGGCAAGGCCGCGTCGAAGGCTTTCGATTCGAGCATGAACGGCGGCAAAAGCGGCGGACTGTTCGGACACGCGTTCAAAACCGGTTTCAAGCAGTCGGCGAACGATTTCAGTGCTGACGTGCTGAAATCCTATGAGCGTGACGTGGCGAAATCCACGGCCGCATACCGTCAGGCCATGCTCCAGCAGAAGGCGGCGGCGAATCAGGTGCGTGCCGCCGAGGAGAGCGTCGCCAATGCCATCGCCAAGCATGGTGAGGGCAGCACGCAGGCCGAGGCCGCGACCATCAGGCTCGAACAGGCTCGATTGAAGCTGTCCACCATGACCGACCGGGCGACGCAGGCCGAGAACCGGTTGAAGGATGCGCAGAAGGCGCTCAAGGACGCGCAGGACAATCTCGCTTCCAGCAGTGGTTCGCTTGGATCGGCGTTCAAGAATCTTGGCGCGACCATCGTCCAGCCGGTCTCCGGCGCGTTCGGACGGGTCAAAAACGCAGCAACGTCGGCGTTCTCCGGCATCGCCACGAAAGCCCGCGACGGCATGAGCGCTGCCGGCGCTGCCATGCAATCCACCGCGTCACGTCTTACCGCGCCATTGTCGGCAAAGTTCTCGTCGATGAGCTCGGCCATCGCGGCAAGGATACCAGCACCTTTCAAAAACGTCAGCAATGCCATCGGCGGCTATCTCGGCAACGTCGGCGGCGCGGTCGGCGGCGTGCTGTCGCAGATTCCAGGGGCCGCCGGCAGTGCCGCGTCGGCGATAGGCTCCAAGCTCAAAAGCGGCGCAGACACCGCATGGAATGCGATCAGCTCCATGTCGGGCAAGGCCGTCGGCGCCCTGAAGGGCGTCGCCACGGTCGGACTGGCTGGCGTCGGCACCGCCGTCGCGGCTTTGGCTGGCGTCGGCAAGAGCGCTCTCGACGCATACGCGACATACGAGCAGGCCGTCGGCGGCGTGGACACGCTGTTCAAGGACGCTTCGGGCACCGTGCAGAAATACGCGGCGGAAGCGTACCGGACAGCCGGAGTGAGCGCCAACGAGTACATGACGCAGGTCACGAGCTTTTCCGCCTCGCTGATCAGTTCGCTCGGCGGCGACACTGCGAAGGCCGCGGAACTCGGCAACACCGCCATGGTCGACATGTCGGACAACGCCAACAAGATGGGCACCGACATCGAGTCCATCCAACAGACCTACCAGTCTCTGGCGCGCGGCAACTACGCCATGCTCGACAATCTGAAGCTCGGCTACGGCGGAACGAAATCCGAGATGGAGCGTCTGATCCAGGACGCGAACAAGGTCAAGCAGGCGAACGGGGAGATGGGCGACCTGTCCATCGACAAGTTCTCCGACGTGGTGCAGGCGATCCACATCATGCAGGAGCAGATGGGCATCAGCGGCACCACCGCCAAGGAGGCCGCGACAACCATCGAGGGCTCTGTCGGCATGATGAAGGCCGCATGGCAGAACTGGCTGGCGGAGCTCGGCAAGGACAATGCCGACATCAACGGATTGACCAAGCAGCTGGTAGATTCGGTCGGCACGGTCATCGAGAACGTGGGTCCGCGCATCGCGCAGATCATCACCGGCATCACCGCCGCACTGCCACAACTGTTCTCCTCATTGGGCAGCACGCTGCCGGCACTGGTCATGCAGATCCTTCCGCCAGTGCTCGGAGCGTTGGGACAGCTCGGCACGATGCTGCTGACCAGCGCGACGACATGGATCTCGACGAGCCTGCCCCAGCTGCTCGCCCAGTTCCAATTGTGGGTCACGTCGACCCTGCCGTCGTTTTTGCAAACCGGATTGACGATGGTCACGAACCTCTTGCAGGGCATCGTGCAGGCATTGCCTCAGATCGCGTCCACGGCGGTGACCGTGCTGACGACGCTGCTGGATGGATTGTCGGCCCAGTTGCCGCAGCTCATCCCTATCGGCATCAACGCCGTCCTTAACCTCGTGCAAGGCATCCTCAACAACCTGCCGCAGATCATCGACAGCGGTTTGAAGCTTATCCTCGGACTGGCGCAGGGCCTCATCAACGCCATGCCGGACTTGGTAGGCAAGGCTCCGATCCTTATCGGACAACTGGTCGGTGGCATCATCAATCGTCTCCCGCAGATCCTGCAGGCTGGCGTACAGCTGCTCTTCGCACTGGCCAACGGTTTCATTTCGTCGGTTCCACGGCTTATCGGCGCCATCCCCGGCATGGTCGGCCAGATCATGCGCGGTTTCACATCGGTTAACTGGGGTAGCGTCGGACTGAATATCATCACCGGAATCGCGACCGGCATCGCAGGCGCGGCAGGCAGGCTCGTGACTGCCGCTGTCAACGCGGCCACGAACGCGTTGGATTGGGTGAAACGCAGGCTTGGCATCCATTCTCCGTCACGCGTGTTCCGCGATCAGGTCGGTGAGATGATCGGCGAGGGCATGGCGGTCGGCATTGACGAGAGCGCGTCGAAGGTGAAGAAGGCGGCCGGACGATTGACTGGCATTCTGCCTTCGCAGGACGCCTCGTATTCCGTCGGCGTCGCCAACGCCTCGCGTGGCGTTAACGCTGCAGCTTACGGCAATGGTGGGAGCGTGACGAACATCACGCAGACGTTCAACTATCCGGCGATCGCGCCGACGAGCATTTCCACGCAGCAGAAGTTGCAGACAGCGGCCATGCCGCAATGGTGATTGGGAGGTTTCGCGCATGAAGGTCAGCTATTCTCTCAACGGCCAGCCGCTCGATTCCGAGCGGATGCGCGTGCTTGTCGGCACGACGCACTACACGGCGCTGTCGCCGATCGTTGACACCGTGCAGGTGCCAGGACGGCACGGCTTCATCGTCGGCTCGTCCATTCCGGTGTTGGATGCTCCGGAGCTGACAGTCAAGGTGGCGGCGTGGGGTGCGGATTCCGATTCGCGGATCGCACGCTTCCGCGCCATGTGCCTGTATGCGTCGAAGCTCACGCTCGGCAAAACGGAGACAACGGATGACGGCTATTCGCGCAGCATGGTCACGAGAGCGGTGTGCACGAGCTGCGAGCCGGACGATGATGAGAGGCCGTTCCGTGATCTGCGCGTCATGACCGCCGTTTTCCAACTGCCGGACGTGTTTTGGCGTGGCGTGCAGTGGCAGGAGGTGACGTTGGCCGCGTCGGGTGGCAGGCTGCTGCCGGGCGGGGTCTCGAAGCCGAGCGGTAAGGGGTATTGGACACGCTGGACAGGACTGCCGAACAATTCGCCGTCCATGCTTTTCGACACGCTTCCCGACGGCTGGCTGTCGGACGCGCCCATCACCACGCTGGTATTGCGCTTCGGTGCCGCCACTGGCGTGACCATTTCAGATCCGGTGAGTGGAACGAATCTCATGTGGGGCGGCCAGCGTGACGCCTCACGACCTTATCTCTTTATCGATGTGGACAATCGCAAGGCGTGGACGGCGGCCAATGCCGACGCATGGTCCGGTGGTACGGACGCATCGAATGGCGTCGACTGGACCACCGAGCCACTGCAGGTGTGGCCCGCAATCGATTCCGGCGATTATCGCCTCGCAATCAAACAGACCGGCAGCGCCGACAAGGTGACATGCCGGTTTTTGCAATCTTGGGAGTGATTCATGGCAAAGTCCCTTCATGCTCGTCTCGTGGCCTATCGTCCTTTCGGCGAGCGAATCGGCGTCCTTGCGGAGCCGGTTAGCTTCAGCGCGTCGATGCTCCACGATGATGACGGCGCCATCTCGATCGAGTATTCGATGCTGTCCGGTGACGCGCAGGCGTTCGACCGTGAGCTGACCGATGGCCTGGAAGTGGCCGTGGAAGTGTCGGACGGTAATGGCTTCAAGGAGCCGGATAATGCGCGATTCGTCATCACGGGCCGCTCCGGTAAGACGGATGACCGCACCAAGACCATCACCTATTCCGGTCAGTCGATTGGCTGGCTGCTGTCTAAGGCCGAAAACAACGACGCGAGCCATCTCATCGCCGATGGCGACAACAAGGGTAAAAGGCCTTTTTATTCTTCCAATCCGGGCACGATTCTCAAGACCCTGCTTGACGAAAACCGGGCGCGTGGTGGCGTGGCCACTGGTCTGACCTTGGGCTTCGACACGGCCAAGGACTCGGCTGGCAGTAATTGGGCGAAGAAGTACACTCTGTACTATTCGCTCGGCACCGATTTGCAGACCATCCTGGACGCCCTGGTCAATGGTGGCGGCTGCGACTGGCGCACATCGGGCCGCGCCTTGAAGCTGTGGAATGCGGACAGTGCCGCCTTGAGCCGTGATTTGAGCAAGAGTGTCGTGCTGCAATTGGCGCGCGACATCAGCGAGGCGCCATTTGAGGAGTCCATCGCGGATCTGGCCAGCACCATCCTTGTCGAGGGTGACAATAATCTGCTCTTCCGCATGGACAATCCGGCTGCACCGACGCCTTGGGGCAAGTGGGAGTCCTACAGCTCGCAGGGCGGCGTGTCCGACAAGGACACTGCCCAGGCATTCATGCAGATCACTTTGGATGACGCGGCCAGGGTGCGTGGCCAGTACACGCGCGATCTGGTGACCGCGAATGTGGATAATCTGCCGCTCATCGACTATCATGCGGGCGATTGGATCACCGCACCTACCGTGGCCCACGGCGAGAAGGTGCGCGTGCAGGAAATCGACCTGTCCATGCGCCAGAATGAGGGTTTAAGCGCCTCCATCGCTCTGAATGATATCAAGTATGATGCCTCGGTCAGGCAGGCGAAGAAGATCAAGGGCATTACCGGTGGCGCGGCATTGGCTGGCAGTGAGAGCGGAACCACCGTCTCCACTGACCATGACCATCGCGTGCCGAAAGCGCCGCTCGGCCTTGTGGTGCAAACTGATGCGTATATCGGCAGCGACGGTTTCGCGCACGGCTTGGCCACCGCCATGTGGTCTGCTGTGACCGAAGCCACGAATAACACGGCCATCGAAATCAGCAATTACGCCATTGAGTGGCGCAAGCACGTGGATGGCGCGCCCTGGCATTCCGCCGGCACGACCGATAAGACGCAGCTCGGTTTCGGCGGCTTGGATTGCGGCACGCAAATCGAGGTGCGCGTCAGGGCTGTACCGACGTATTCGGACAAGCTGGGCGAATGGTCGAGCGTTTTCGTGGCCACGGTCGAGTCGGACACGACGCCATGCTCCGTACCGTCGAAGCCGGTTCTCTCGTCCGAGCTTGGCGTGGTGACCGTCCATTGGGACGGCAAGACCTCCACTGGCGCGTCGATGGAATCGGACTTCGACCATGTCGAGGTCGGCGAGGGCGCTAACGCGGCTGGAATGCAGGTCATCAGCGCCACCCAGTCTGGTCAGGGCGCTTACGTCATCACCGGTTTGACGGGCGGCTCACAGCATAGCTATGCCTTGCGCTCCGTCGATTATGCAGGCAATAAGTCTGACTGGTCTGCGATTGCCACTGTGACCGTGGCTTCCGCCGTCTCGCCTGATGAGGTCAAGCAGATTCAAAAGGATTTGGCTGACAATCAGACGGCGTTGAAGGATAATACGGCGAAGCTGACGCAGGCGCAGAAGGACATTGCGGCGAATCAGCAGGCTCAGGCCGCCACGTCGAAGGAGCTTGAGTCGGCTAAGGCTGATATCGAGGCGAATCAGTCGGCCATCGGCACGGCCAACGCCACGCTGAAGGACAATACCTCCAAGATTGCGCAGGCTCAAAAGGACATCCAAGCCAACAAGACTGGCCTTGACGCGGCGTCCAAGACGCTGGCGCAGGCCAAGACCGATTTGTCGCAGGCGCAGAAGGACATTGCCCAGACCAAGACCGACCTGACCACCGCGAACGGGGAGATCTCGAAGGCTAAGGAGTCGGCGGCTCAGGCGTATGCCGAAGCCCACTCAAAGAATCACACTTTCCGTGGGCCTGACATGCCGAAGGACAATCTGATTGTCGGCGATTTGTGGCTCAAGACGCAGAAGTATTGGACGCGCTGGAAAGGGGAGAAGAACGCAAGCCCATCAATGCTTGCCGACTTCTACACCTACTGGACGGGCGAAGCCAATAATTCTCCTTCCGTGCTCGTGCCGCTGTCGGATCGCGTGATTGAGACGCTTGTCTGGGATGGTGCCGCGTGGAACCACATGGGCTATGCCGACGTGGAGAAGAACGCGAACGAGATCGCTCAGGCGAAGTCCGACATCGCGGATAACGCCGCGAAGACCACCGACGCGAGGAAGGCTGCTGAGAATGCCGCTGCCGCCGCGAAGACGGCTCAAGGCACCGCCGACACGGCGAATGGTGCGGCCAAGACGGCTCAGGATACCGCCAATGCGGCTCAGACTGCTGCGAAGAGTGCTACCGCGACTGCCGGTCAGGCAAAGGATGCAGCATCGGCTGCCCAGACCGCTGCCGAGAGCGCGAAGAAGACCGCTGGCAATGCGGAGACGCTGGCCAACACGGCCAACGAATCCGCGAAAGCCGCCAAATCCGACGCTTCCGCCGCCAAGACGGATGCGGCCAATGCCAAGACCACCGCCGCAAATGCGTCCAGTGTGGCGACACAAGCCAAGGCCACGGCTGACAGTGCGGCACAATCCGCCACCGACGCCGCCAATGCAGCCCAGAAGGCGAATACCGCTGCCGCTGCCGCCGCTGGCGTGGCGAACGGCAAGGCCGACGTGCTCATCCAGAGCACGGCACCGGCCACGTCGATGCGCAAGGCTTCGACCTTGTGGATTGACACCACGAACGGTGCGAACACGCCGAAGCGCTGGAATGGCAGTGCTTGGGTGGCTGTGACCGACAAGGCCGCTACTGACGCCGCGAATGCGGCTGTCAAGGCGAATGATGCGGCCAAGACCGCTCAATCCACCGCTGACAAGGCGCAGACGGCTGCGGCCAATGCGGCTTCTCAGGCTAATCAGGCTCAGGCCGCAGCGCAGAAGGCACAGACCACTGCGGACGGAAAGAATCTGATCTACCGTGGCCCGGACGAACCGAATCATGATGGCTTGAAGCCGGGGGACATGTGGTGGAGGACGCAGAAGTATTGGACGAGGTGGAAGGGTGAGAAAAACAACAGCCCCTTACTGCTTGCCGACTTCTACACCTACTGGACCGGCGCGCCGAACAACAGTCCGAGCGTCTTGGTGCCGCTTTCCGATCGTGTCGTCGAGGTGCTGACGTGGGATGGCACGCGCTTCGAGCCGTTTGACCTCGTGGCGAACAACATCCTCGCTGCTGGCACGGTGGCCGCGAAGCATCTCGCTGCCGACTCCGTGACCGCTGAGAAGGTCAAGGCCAAT